TACGATGTTGTTCGCAGCAGTGTCAGATGATTTTGCATCTGTGGTTTGCTCTCCGAGCAGGTTTTCAGTCATGCTCCTTGTACCCTGTCGAAACCATTGCACCCCCTAGCTTATGGAGGTGAGGGGAGTCGAACCCCTGTCCAAAATATAGGTTGCACCACCTACATGTCTTTTTGAGTCGTACATCAGGACTATACAATCCATTGTATCCAAGAATATCTGACCCCTTTCGTAACTGGAGTTACTTCATGTGGAAACAAATACAGTGCTGGAAATACTAATACACTTCCCTTCTTTATATTGACAGTGTGTTCTTCCCAAAATATAAAATCACCACCTTCAAAGTCATCATTCAATACACCTACTACACTTGTGACAGGTATTCCTCTAAATTGTCCTTGAAAAAGAGAATGAATGTGATCGTAGTGAGGACTAAGATAATCGCCAACAGCATACTTATTGTATTTTATACCTGAGCTAGCTTCCCAGAATGAACCACTACCACCAGGCCCAACATTATAATAATTATATTTTTCATGAAAGGCACGATGCAATTCATCATTTATATGTGGTTGTATTATGGCTGTTGACTCTGGGGAATCTACTGTTGACTTCATCTTTGAATCTTTATCAATGTCAACATGTTTCTGATCCTGATACCACATGAAGTCATCCCATTCACGAGAATCTAAAATAGAAACTATCTCATCACATTCCTGATGAGATAGCAAATCATACTCAAATATATGATCTTTAAGATTCGGGTATCTTAGGGGCATCCTTTAGTACCTGTTTGCCAGTTTGTTTGGCAATATATGCCGTTAGTTCTGGAGTCTCTTCCCATTCCCATATCTGATTATGTTGTGGGTTCTTCTTTGTTATCGTGTGTGTGCGTTTTACCATTTTCAACCTCCTGTGATAATAGTTCAATTTCATGTTCGAGTCCAATGATTCTTAGTTCTGCGTCATTGGCAGATCTTTCAAGGGCTCTCACTTTAGTACTCAAGTTTGCAATTTCTACTCCAAAGGCATTTATGTTTTGAAGTAGTAACTCATTACCATAAGCTTGAGGATTTCCCTGTTCCGCATAGGCAGTATCCTCTACCTTTTCACATTCGGCGAGATACTCCTCTTTAGTCATTCTGTTTTCTTTTGCCATTACTGATAATCCATGTAAACGTTGCCTGATATAGTGGTTCCCTCTACTCCACTATTTACCATGTGAAAGAGAAAGGATGGGAATATAATTATACTCCCTGGCCCTAGATTAGGTTTATAATCTAGTGGGAATTGTAAAACACCCTGCCCTATTTGATTTTGAATATCCTTTATAGAGGGATTCAAAAATGAAGTCTTTGAAACTCTATCAACATAGATCACAAAACTCCACTGACAGTTAGGATGTATATGAACATCTTGATAATGATGTTTATCATAGACATTCTTCCATATGTGGCCAAATCTAGGGTTTGCACCCATACATTCGCCAGGATATAAATTCCTATCTATTACTTTAGATAAGTATTCCCACGTTTCTCTGGGAACATCCTTTGGATCTTGTTTACCAAATGTGGTAGGTATATTGGCATCCCATGTTCCTTCTAATTCTACATCAGGAAGTATTATCTTGTCAAGATCAACTTCATCTTCAAAAATAGGTATGCCAAAAATTAGTTTTTTCATCTTGGAGGTAACGGTGTTTCTCTCATAGTCTTATAAACAAGACTAGATCTGAGTCCTTTATATAATTTATTCGGGGGATTACCATGATGTTCTATGTTTCCCTTGAATAATATTACTCTGCCTGGAGCAGGGTCTATTCCTGACCATTCATCATCTAATTTATACATCAACTGACCTCCCCACTCTGGATACCACTCTTTGTTCACATAATAACAAAAACTTATACCATTGTCACATTCACAATCTCTATGTGGAGTTGTGTTATGAATCCATTGTTGCCCATTTATTAATATTTCACCTAGTTCTACTTGAAAAGGTAGAGTGCTCATAACGGCACTGTAAATCATCTTAAAACAGGAATCATTGGCGTGAGGAGATTTTGGTGGAAATATTGATTGTTTCAAAGCTCCTACTTCTGGCCAATCTGGATCTGCACCAATATCACGGCCATCTTCTGGATATCCACTGGTATGTCCATAGAACCATCCATAACTGTTCATAATTGTTTCGTGAACATAATGTATGAACCAGCCAGGAAATAAATTATCTACAACATAAATTTCATCCTTACTCAAATCATACTGTGACCAATCTAGTCTCTCTGTCCAGCAATCAATGTATATCATAATTAATAGAGCCAGTCTTGATACTCACCGTCTATATCTAATTCAGCAAGTTTACTCTCTTCTAATTGTTGTCTTTGTTGTCTGATATCCTCATGTAATCTTTCTACAGCTGAAGGTAATCCTTGTTGGCCAGGCAACTCACCCTCTCCTTGTGCATCGACATCAACAATCTCAGGTGGCAATGGTTTAGGAGCATCTATACGTCTGTAAGTGAATCCTTCACCCTCATGTAATTCTAGAGTTCTAATTGCATATTTCTCATGGCTGCAATCACAATATTTCTGGCCTAGTCCATCATAACAAGACCAATATGGATAGTGTATCATAATTATATTTTAGTATAGTATTGAATAAGTGTCAACCAAGTATATCTTTCCAATCAAAATCTTCAATGAGTTCTGCCTGTCCTAATTGTCTTGCAGCTTTATTACTGTTAAATCCTAATCCTTGCATAAGTCCCCATGCAGTAGTTTCATCTTCATCTCTTACCTGTCTCATTGAATCTGCACCAGCTATATAGTGGTTTATAATTGGTGTATTTTTTCCAATTATATTATTCATTTCATCTTCAGCAATCTGAATGGCACTATCATAATCCCCACAATCACTTGGAATAGCTCCAGATGGAGGAGTTCCTGTGTATCCTACACCAGCACCAATAGTTGCACCCACACCCACGATAACTCTCTGTCCTAAAGTTGCGTGTGTAGTAGTTACATCCCCATCAGCATCTCTTACTGATATGGTAGGCCATGAAGTTGTTCCAATATAATATTCCACTCTACCAGCACCTACAGCTGGTTCTGGATCATCCCTAACCTCATGCCAGTTAGCTACAATATTAGGATCTCCATTGTTAATTAATTCTAGTTTATGTCCTCTCCCTATATTAGCACCTTGAGCTATACCTATTTCAACTGGGTCTATTGGATTCTTACTGGAATCAAATACGATATCTTCGGCATTCTGTCTAATCACTATGAATGAACTATTGATGCCTGGAGCAGCTGGTTCCGCACTCAAATTTGCAAAGTAATATGATGATACCATACCAACATAGAAAGTATGTCCAACTGTAGAACCTACACTAGAAATTACTGGATTACTTAAAGTTATAAAATCTAAAACCACATCAACACCTGTGGTGATACCAGAGTTGTTAACAAAACTAACTATACCAACAGCTGTTCCAAATCCAGTGATAGTGGTTCCAGTAGCAACTATCCCAGCACCACTCTTAGATGAATCCCCATACACCTCATCACCAATATTGAAATTAGTTATTATCCCTATCTTTTGATCTGCATAAATTTTGTTATCAGAAGTAGTACAGAATCCACTAACAGGGTAGTTGTATGCGGCATATTGAGTTATTCCAACTCCTGTAACAGAAGTTCCAGCACCAGCCAAGAATATAGTTGGACTATCTAAATCATCTGTAATAAAATCTCCTGTCTTGATGCCAGCGTTTGCACCAGCAACAGTTACAGTTTCACCAGATGTGTTAATAAATGTTGTGAGTCCTACTAACTCTGCAGCATTTTCATCTTTAATAACTAAAGCTGTGCTACCTAAATTAGCATCAGCAGTGTTAATAATCTCTACTACATTTGATCCATAATCTCTATTTTTAGGAAACTTATAAAACTTTGCTCCATAGTATCCTAAAAATCTAAATGTACTTGGATCTTTTGTTACTTCAAATACTTTTACTTCTTGATTAGGATTATTGTAGATATTCATAGTACCAGAATCTACTTGTTGCCAGACAAGATCACTCCTACATCCATGAGATATTCTATTAAGATATGCCTGTTGTACAGCAGTAATCTTTTGATTAATAGGAGGTAACAGTGGTTGAATTTTATTATCAATTTTATTGATTACCTCATCATATTCGTCAATGATAGCATCAATTATAGCCAACTGTTCTGTGAGAGCAGTGGACTCTTTCTTAGTAGTCTCTCTATTCTCTCTTAGTCTTTTGGCAATGGCTTGTGGGTCTACTGTCATTCTTTAGCTCCTTCATACTCCACTACCAGTTTCTTCACATCTTTACGTTCAGCATATACTGTGTAACTGCAACGAATCGTATGTGTATTAAAACCATGTGGGTTCACTAATATACTAATTCCATCTTTCATTTTAGCAACAGCATAACATAAACTTTGATGAGATCCAATAGGTGTTAACTGAACTGTAATACTATCCTCATCTACAAGATCTTTCCAGTAATCAGGGAGTTTTATCTCATTAGTTCCTTTTAACTCTCCTCTTACATATACACCTATTTCTGGGCCTTCTAAACAGGCATGAGCAAGGCGATGCGGAAATTCTTTTGATGGGTGTGGTATATCAAATTTTTTAAATGGTGCAGCGACAGTACCGAATGCTCCATGACCAGCACTTACACTGGTAAAACTTGCTCTACTTGCCCCAATGACAGGGCCAGCACAGACAATACCAGAAGATACAACTAACTTTCCGTTGACAGTTACAAGTCCATTGAATGTTGATGGTGCATTTCCTAAGTTTAAAGCATTCTTAGTGTTGACACCGTTAGTTATACTTGCAGAGTTTCTAATTGTAACTCCGAACTTTGTACATAAACCTGTAAAATTACTAACTGCAATGACATTTAAGACACCAAAGTAATTCGATATACCATGAACCTGTAAAGATAATGGCGATGGTATATTCATAGGAGGCCCTATCATCACCGCAGCGAGAGGAACGCCTGGGTTAGGAACTAATCCAAAGTAACATGGGCCATTGGCAACCAATGTGCCTGGGAACACCTTTGGTATGCCTGGAAGAAAAGATAAATCTAATGCTCCGATGACTTGTTTGTCACCGACCACTGATATTGAAGATTGTGCTGGCATTATAGGAAATCCTTAAATCTACCGAAGGCTGTCATTATTTTTCCCAAGAAACCACCCTTGAGTGAATCGGTTGAAGTTCCAGATTCATTTGTAGATCCACCCTCTGTTTCTACAAAATTAGCACCCATAGATAATCTTTGAGTTGCCAACAAATTACCAGTAGTTCCTTTTAAATTTAAAATGGAACAATCTAAACTGATATGTTTATCCGAAACCATAGTTAATTCTTCATTGGCTCTAAATCTTATATTTCTACCCTTCAATACTATATCACCATCTTGAGCTTCTATAAGAATGTTACCTGTAGAGGCACAAATTATCTTTGCCCATTGATCATGTTTCTGTTCTCCACGTTTTCCAACACCAACGGTTTCATATGAACATCCATTTGTAACTAATCTATGTAATCCATTTTTATAAAATCCTATACCTTGACCCTCATCAGTGTACATTGTATAGTCAGTCGTCTCATTCTTTAACTCACCGTCAGTTAAAGTAACTCCAGATGTAACTCTAAATCCTTGTTTATTTGAAGTATAAAATTTTGAAGTGGGTTGTTGTAAGTTTTCGTCAGCCATTAGTATCCTCCTCCATAGCCACCGCCACCGCTGGATCCTCCGCCCCCACTTGATCCAGAAGACCCAGAGCTACCAGTATTGTCAGTAGGAGGAGTAGGATTAGATTGTTGAGTTGGTTGCTGAGGTGTTTGTTGAGTTTGATCCATTGAAGGAGTATCACTTGTGTTAGTTTCACTTGTGCTAGTGGTGTCGGAAACATTTGATTCTGGTAATGTAGCTTGTTCTATAGCAGCTTGTTCTGCTGGAGTGTATGTGACAGGTGCAGATAATCCCAAACTTTCTTCTTTGGTATTATATATCGTAGCATGAGGAGTGGATACATGTACAGCTCCAACCATCTTAACACCTGTGGATGGGTGAACGTGGAAATCGCCATAATAAGGATTACCATTCACCCAACCTACTTGTTTCTTAGGTAGACTATATACACAATCAACCACATCTACAACAAGCATGCCAGGGCCTGGTCTTTCTCCAATATCTGCAACGTAATCAGGACTATATGATATCACAGGGATAAGTTCAGCGCCTAATCCTGTGGAAGTGTTTAATACTACCTCTGGTCTTACGGCATGTTTATCTACACACTTTATGTTTTGAACTCCAACGATTGATCCAGCAGGGGTCAACACAAAATCAAACTTACATTGACCTACCATACCATAATCAGTGGGTTCATATCCAATGCCAGGCCTCACTGGAATCAGAGTAGTTACAATACCAACTGCCTGACTTCCTATTCCAGAAACTCCTCTAGTGGTGAAATTATATGTATCACTTCTCGCAATACCAGCAAATACGTTATTATTCGTATCTTTAAATGAACCCTCTGACATTGAAATAAAGTATTCAGTGTTAGATTTTAAATCTTTTTGAGGATCAATTTTTATAATTCTATCGGATAAGAAGGATATATTAGAACTTTTTACATTTATCCTTTCGTGAACAACATTAGTTGTAGCTTCTGTTATAGTTACCTCTCCTTCTCCTCTTGAAATAGTTTCATTGAATGTAATTGATAGAGAAGCGGAAGTATCAACTCCAACTGCATCGTCGGCTGGAGTGGTGAAAGTAATATATGGAGGTGTCCGATCTTCATCACCTTCATAAGGTTCTAAAAAGTCAGGGCCTTCTGTCACAGGAAACTTTGGTGGCACTACGTTGGTTGATGGGCAGTAACCCCTACCAACAGAGTACATGAAGATAGATACGATAGATCCATTTCCATCTAAAATTGCCTCTGCCCTTGCTCCTCCTCCATGTCTAGTCTTATCAATAATGGTGATCGTGGGACGTTCAGTATAACCAAATCCTCCGTCTAATATCTGCAATGTAAGGATACTTCCGTCCACAGCTGATACTATTGGGAGTAATGCTGCTGTCTTTGTTCCGTCACCAAGGACTTCTACCTTTGGTGGGATACACTCCCCCCATGTAAATCCAGGCGGAACTCCTCTACCCAAATCATCTTGAGTCTGTGGATTATTTGTTTTCTCGTTACAATCGAAAAATGCTGCAACATCGTTACCTAATATACTCAACAAAGAGAATTTACCACCGAGGTTTGGTGGATAATCTTCATCAGCTAATTCGTTAAGTTTAACAAAAACATTATTTAATCTCCATCTTTTCTTCTTATCACCGTCTTGTTGTTTAACATAACCTGTCAGTTGTTCTTTGAGTTCTTTGGTCACTGTAACTCCACCACCAGCAGCAGATACCTCTCCTGTTTTAGTTTCTAATATACTATTGATTTGTCCATCTGAGAAAGTATCAAACACAGCTTTGTTTGATGCTGTAACCTCTATTGGTGCGTCTATCTTCTCTGTAGCGTTTAAGATATTAAGCCAACTTCTAGGAGGTTTGTTAAACCCTCCCTCTCCTTGTACCCAATCATCATATTCCTTGCACTGTAACTTATCGCACTCTAAGAATCCCAATAACATATCAACGTAACTACTTACCTTTCCTAATAAGTTACCGATACCACCTATAGCTCCTGTCAACCAATCTAATCCACCCATGATAGGTGCAAGTAAATTACTAAGACTATCATTAATCGATCCCATAATTGCACCAATAGCCTGTTCTATGGCACATACAGTTGGGTTTAGGGCTTTACCGACCATTTCTTTGAAAAGATCTTTTATCATGCCAAAAATATCAAAACCTAACTTTTCAAACACACAGAAAATAATATCCATTATTCTCTTGAATGCTTTACCTATGGGAGGTTGTTGTGGTTCTGGTACTAACAGTGCAATAAAGTTTTTAAATCTCTTCCCTAAGAATTTAACGACTTTATCTCTTATCATTCTAATTATAGACTTCACCGCACCATTAACTATTCTGGATGCTTTGCCGATAAATTGTTGTATATCTACTACAGTATTACTAAAAGTATCAATATACTCTCCAGCAAATTCTGTTAGACCATTGATTGTCGTAAGGAAACTACCTATCGCATGAGTAATCTCACTAATGGCATCATTCTCACAAGCATTACCAGCTGTGTGAGGGCCTAATCCTTTAGGATCATAATTATCTGAAAGAGTACAGAACATACCGCCTTCAAACTTAGTCATGTCTGAAGAGTCCGATAGTCCTACCTTTTTACCAGCATTGTCATTTACACCAGTAGAATCACCACCACTGGCAGGAGGATAAGTAGTTTTTCCAGTTACAGTTCTACCAGTAAAAATTGGTAACTTTGAGTCTGTATTGGTATTATCAGGGCCTAGTGGATTAATTGTTCTAGGTAGAGCGCCAAAGATAACTGGTTGTTGTGCTTCTTCGCCATCTAGAAAGAATCCAAAAACAGTTTCTCCACCAAGCATTTGATTACTGTCTTGCAAGGCACCTTGACCAGCACCTTTAGATGCATCCACTAGAACATGACACCAAGGCAATTGATCATCAGGTAATGTTTCCTCATCAAAGGTGTGATATCCTATTATTCTAGTTTTACATCTAAAAGCCCAACCCTTTTCTGGATCGGTGGATTCGTTTCGCCAAACATCTGGTTTGGCTACTCTACCAATCCACCATATGAATCCATCTCTTCCAACGAAGTTGGTCTGTAGTAGAGAACTGTCTAACATTAGTCGTCATACACCAAGCACTCTGGTTCGTCTGGGTGCATATCACAGAAAAGTTCTAGTGCATTAGGGTCATGATGATCTCCCGCTGCGATCTCTTCTTTGTGATGTTCTGCATATGTTTCTAGTTCCTCTAATTCTACTTTGGCATGTCTGCGTGCTGCAGGGTTTGCTAGAGGATCTTCTGCGATCTTTCTATCTTTTTCGATGTGTTTTTCTATACTTTCCATAAGTTTCTCCTAGTTGAGTCCGTAAGAATCTCTGATGAGATTTAACGAAGTTACGTTTCTTCCTTCACCTAATTCAAAATGGTGTCTCACGGCACGGATTAAATAAATTCCACTGACCTCTGGGTCAACCATTTTATCAGCCATATCGGTGCTAGTCGCATCTGTAGGGCCTACATCAGGAACGTCAATGTAAATTAGACCCCCAACTCGTAAGGTTATATTACATGGTACAGTAATATTTAGGGACTGTTGGAAGAGCAATGTATATCTAGTGAAAGCTTTTGCCATATCGGCAGGATTTCTACCAGAATCCTTTGCCGTTCCATCATCATTAGTCTCTAATTCTGGGTCTAACATACCAGTATCACTCATTCTAACTAAAAGTCTTGATGGATTGTCACCAAAAAATTTAGATTTAGGGATGGGTACGTTTTCACCAGCAGTTGACATGCCTTTATTTTCGTTTACCTGATCTTGTAGATTATGAATAACGCCTTCTACATTCCAGTTTAACGGATCTATCACATATGTCAAGTTACTATAAAGACCAACTCTTAAATTTTTCTGTATATTTACAGCTTTATCAATGTAAAAATCTAATATTTTCTGTTGATTCTTAGGATCTTCAGCTCTGTCAATACTAGTAGTAAAAGTAAACTCTGGTATATTTTCATTTACCTCTTTATTTTTACTTAAATACTTTGCTTCTGCTCCAGCTGCATCTAATAAACTATCAATTGATTTAAACTTATAACCACCATAGTCCTCATAGAAAACAAATCCAGATGTACCATCAACTTTCCCTGTCTTTACAGGTTGAGCCTTTGGTGATAACCAAGTCAAGGTATAAAATGGTTTCCTATTATTACCCATGAATGTATATGAATTAGATGTGTCATCTACTTCTATCCTTTTATCGGATATACCCAATCCATTCTCATCAGTTAATATCTCTTCAACATGAGCCTTGATCGTTGATCTGGGGAAATGTTTTACACATCTAGCTCCCTCATTTCTCAAATTACCTACGGTGCTAAGAACTAGAGTATATGTGGCCTGACTTTCTGTTCTATTGATGTCTTCTACACCAGTTACAAATAGGTGATTACCAAATTTGTCACCAAACTCAAAAGTAAGTTGTTCGGTTATTCCTATTTCTAATTCTACTTTTTCATAACCTCTTATTGGAAGTTTGGATAAAAGGTTAGAAGTTTCTGATACTTTGACATAAACAGTTATAGCTGGAGATAAAATATCCTCAAAGTAATCAACTTTAACTACACTACCAGATTCTGCTAAATTTAAAGCACCCTTCTTCGCAAGATCTTCTACCTCTTTATTAGATCCAGCCTCTTCTGATGGCGTAATTATGCATTTTTTTATATCTACCTTATTGAGAGATGACATTATGAAACTCTAAGTGAATGAATCGTGTGTAGTTGTGCTACTTGCATTGGGTCGAATATGGGGATATATTCAGTTTTGCCTGGCCTTGACGCCCTGCTCATAGGAATCATACCTTGTGATCTGTTTTCGGGTGCCATATTTACAACGAGAAATGTGTCTCCTCCTCCCTCAGAAAACATTTCAGGGTTGTAATCCTCTACGGAGGTCAACTCATCAGCTGTGTATCCAGTTTTCATTTCTAACTTACTTATCTCTTCTGGAGTGGCCTTTCCTTCTTTGATCTTATTAATCAAACCCTCATTTTGTTTTAGTATTTTCTTTAATTTATTAGCGTAGTTAGGATCTGTTGCGAAGGTTTCTGCTTGTAACTTTTCCGCTACCTCTCCAGCGTTTTCAGAATTCGTTTCTACGCCAGTATATCCCTTATAATCTTTATACCATAATTTTACGAGATAGTCAACCGCCTCCTGAGCAGTGTCAAAGTTAATAAACTTAGCTTTCTCTTGAACTATCTTCCCATCCACCTCATATTCATCTACTACTTCCTCAGTATAGTCCATTCCCTCTACTGCCTTCAAGTTAAAGAAATTATTGTCTCCAATATTATCTTCACCAGCAGTAGTTTCCAACTGATATTGTGCGACAACTGCCTCAGGGAACTTAGCTCCTGCTTGTACAGCCATCTCATATATAATTTTTTTCCTTTCTTCTATTGGTAGGTCTTGGTCATACTCAAGTGGTTTTTCTTTTTTAGTTCCCATCACAGTTTCTTGTGGTTGAACCTCACCATCTCCCTCTGTAATCGTTTTACTCTTCATAATAGTATTATCATGCAAGAATACTTCTTTTATGTTTGATAGATTCTGTACTTTAGAACTCATTTCAACTGCTTCAGCTGGTTGTATTCCTGTGAAAAAATTAAACACCTTACCTATTGCATCTTTACCTGTATTAAGTGCTCCCTTAACCACATCCTTAGCAAGTCCACTAAAAACATCACCTTTTGAAATTTTAGCAAACCTGTCAACCAATTCCTTGAATCGTTGTTCATTAGTTTTTTCTACCTTCTGTTTGTCTTTTTCCTCTTTTTCTTCCTCATTCGCCTGTTCCTCACCTTTCTGTTGAATAGGTTCTTGATCCTTTTGAGGATCAGGTTGTGCTGGATCTTCTTGATCTTTTTCTGGTTCTTTTATTTTATCAACATCACTCTTCTTTTCTAAAGCCACCTTTTCATCTTTCTTGACAGCACTTTTAACATTCTCCAATCCTTCCTTTCTCTGATCATCCTCTTTCTGCAACTGTTCTTTCATCAGTTGATCATCCCCACCAAATCTTTCCTTTAATTCTGTCTCAGGATCTACCTCATTTGTTTTAGATCCTCTAGCTAGAAGAAAAGGTAACATAAAAACACTACCAGATAACAACATATCAGTTATCATAGTGTTAGCTACATCTTTATTGCCTTTAGTTCTATCTTTTACGAATTTTTCTGCCTTATCAACTGTAGCCTTATCTGGAGGATCATTCTTCAACATCATCTCATTCAAGAGACTAGTAGTTCTCTTGATTCTCGTGCCAGCCTGATCTACAGACTTTTGAGCCTTATCTTGAACCTTTAGAGATGATATTGATAGATTTCTAGCCATTAGTTTCCGTTATGAGCATCTACTATGTTTAACATACTCATAGTGCTTGGGAGGTGTATGTTCCTTGAATCAACTGATGAGAGTATTGGTATATTATTACCAGCCTGAGTCATTTCTTTTATAGTTTGCTTTTGTGTTGGAGTTTGAGCCTGAGTCGTACCTCCATCGCCACTCATTTGCAATGGTACGATCTGTGGTTCTCCAGGCTTTGTTGCAGTTTGAGAAACATCATCAGCAACCAACTGTCTCTGATTTAATGATTCAAGATTAGATTCTACCTTAGAAGTTGTCACCTCTTCTGGTATATTTAATTGTTCTACTTGTAAATCATCTGGAGTCTGTATTTCCTCAGCCTTTACTGGGCCACCTAATATGACACTACTTGCACTATTAAGTAATCCTTTAGTGAAATCACTAAAATCACTACCAAAAACGAACTGACTTGCTTGATCAGCAATACCACTCACTCTAGATAATATATCTTTTCCTGTCAAACCTCTGTCACCAGTGGCACCTGTTTGGCCTTTTTCTCCATCTCTACCTGTCAATCCCTTCTTAACAAGACCAAAAACATTCTGTATTACATTCTGTACAGGACTCCTTCCTTTCTCGTCAAAGTCAGTTTTACCGAGAGTCATATTGTCTACAAAACCCTGGCCAAGATCTTGTAATTTGGTGTCACCTCTCTTATCAAAGTCAAATATACCTCCTGTGAAGTGATCTGCAATACCAGTAACAGCTCTCATTAATCCTTTTGGTTTGTTCTCTTCTACTTCCTCTTCCTCTTCTACTGTGGTTGGAGTTCTAGTGACTACAAATTTACCATCATCAGTTATTTCAATCGTAGCATTCTCTTTTCCAACACCCATAGGTGTTTCTTTTGGTTTAACACTGGTTTCTTTTTTCCCTTCACCGTCAGGAGGTTGCACCTCTTCTTTAGGCTCTCCTCTCTTTTCAAGGAAAGTCATTATACCTTCAAGTTTATCAAGAGATTTAGCAAAAAACTTAGATGCCTTAGTCTTTACTTTGTCTTTGACTTCTTTACCTTTTCTCTTAAAGAATTTGCCAACTGACTTGACACCATCTATTATCTTACTACCAACAAATTTTGCACCAGCAACTATACCAGCCGCAGCTAGACCTGTCAAAACAAATGGTGCAGCAATGGCAGCGACACCAGCCGCAGCAATAACTTTTATTATATTACCTACAGTTCTTAAGAATCCACCGCCACCTTTACCACTGGCAAGTTTACTTACAAAGTCTACTGCTAATTTATTTGCTCTTTCTAAGAAGGGTAACTGTTCCCTCTGCATTTTGGATAGAGCAGCTCCAAATCCATCAAGTTCACCAAGACCTCCATCAAATATTTTACCAAGTAACTTATTAGGATCAAAACTATCAATCCTCCCCTCTACCTTCTTTTCGAGACTTGGAACTATATTGTTTGTTATATTTTTTACTATCTTACTGATCTTCGATTTTGGGCTTATCTTCGTATCCTTTGTTAATGGTTTTACCTTTTCATCTACACCACCTAATATCTTCTTACCTCTTATCTGAGATAAACCTTTTTGTGCCTTGAGCTTTACAGTCCCACGTTTCCCAAAATTTCTTTTGAGTAACGTATTACCTTTCTTGACAATACTCCTACCTGTTTTAAGAGTCTTTTTGCCAAGATTTGTTAGTCCTGATAACTTTTTAGCCATTGTTTGCTTGCGCTTCCCGAGCTCTTTGTTTTAGTTGTTCTTCTTCAATATGTAATTTAAGTAAACCAACATACACATCTCTCTCCCAAGGTGGCATATTCTCAATTTCTGTCAGAGAATATTTATGATACTGCATCAGAGCAAAGTTGATTCGGAAGTATGTCTCAAGATCTATATGAGACATACTTAGGCGAAAAAATCCGATAGCCCCTCTAATTCTATAGTATTTTCTTTTTTGGTTTTAGGATTTATAACCTTAAGAGTGTGTTTTAATTTAGGCATAGTTTCAAAAAATTTCTCAATCTTTTGAAAATGTTCAGATGTCAGAGATTCGACCCATTCTTTTAATTCTTTTTTAGTACATTCAGATGCTGCAAACATCTCTTCATCATTATATACCATGTCGATAGAAGATGCTACAATCTCAAATGATTTTTCAACGGCATCATCATCTTTCTGATTAAAGTTTGTTTCAATGAATTGATTCAATGAAGGATACTTCATTTTAACAGTGTATCCATCTGCCAATTCAACATCTTGAGAATGATCATCAGACTTCACTACTTTTATATCATCAATAGCAACAGTTACAGGCACTTCTGTAACACCATCATCACCGCATGTAACAACAAGATCAATCGTTTCACCAACAGATTTGGCACGAATATTTAAAAATAGATATTCTATATCAAAACTCGGTAAAGTATCAATCTTGATACCTCTTGTCTTAACACATTCTTTTAGAACCTGTTTAACAGCATTGGTAATTTGTTTTTGATCTTCTGATTCAAGCGAAAGTATAAGTACTTTTTCTTCTCTAACTAGAAAAGGTCTGTACTTTACAGTTTTTCCAGTAGAAGGCAATGTCAATTCATACTCAGCCGTAGTAATTTTTGGTAAAGGCATAATAAGTAATTATTCGTTATTATTTAGAGGGGTTTTTTAAGGGTAATTCTCACCCCTACTTAGGACTTGAGGAGTTATTCCCAATGGTACATATTGTTCAAATTCAGTTGGAGTTTTATAAGATTTTCCTCCATCACCTTTTACTATGAAATATCTGTCATAAGAGAAATCAACACTAACCTTTAGGACTTGTGCAGCACCAAAACTTAATTGTATATCCTGTATTGCCACTGGAAATGCATTTACAAAATTATAACTCAATACAGATGGTAGGTAACTAGAGTCATAAATTGGTTTTCCCTCCTCCTCTACATCCATATCAGTAGTCCACTCTTTTAATCCACTATCAACCCTACCTGTAAAACCTTTGTTAACATCCCTTTCAAATTTTGTTATTTGAATATCCCTTTTATAAGAATGAGGATATCTAAATCTATGAAATGCATTTTTATCAGTTGCATTTGGATATCCCGCCCTTTGTGCATTTGGGAAGGTCTGTCCTAGTTGTCCGATATAAAGTGGATTCATAAAATTTATCCACTCTTGAAAGAATCTAAGACTTGTATAATCATGTGTTACATAAAATGAAACAGAAATATCTGTATACTGTCTTTGTGAAGCAAATCTTTCTCTTATACCCTGTCTACTACCAACCTCTTGTACTACTTGCATGTTAGTTCCTGGCAAGTTTGCCTCACTTGCTAGTAGTTCCATCCTTCTTCCTTTATAACAATTATCGAAACATCCAGATTCTGTCAACCATTGTTCTAAATTTTTACACTCTTTTAAGTTATCATCTGAAGTCCTTTCCCTAAATGCGTCTAGGTTAACATTAGCGTTCCCTTCTGCTTCGTCAGGAAATTGTCTTATGGTCTCTGCATTTTGTGGAGAAATTTCCATAGAGAACTTAAAATAGTTCGATAAGGAAGGTGCTCCTAAAGCCTTTTCAAAATTGAAAAGTTGTTCGGGATCATTTACATTGACAGTTTGATAATCAGTAGCAGCAGTTAATGGCCCTACCTTCTGAAAATAACTCTTTAATTTATTGATACTAACAGCCATCTAAATAAACATATGACTTACCATACTATGTATACGAGTTTTTATGGCTTATAAGGGCAAATTCAAACCAAAACATATAAAAAAGTATAAAGGTGATCCCACTCAGATCATTTATCGTTCTCTTTGGGAGAGAAAGTTCATGGAATATTGTGATCTGACAGAGAATATAAGTCAATGGCAATCAGAGGAGTTTTGGATACCATATAAAAATCCTTTAGATAAAAAGATACACAGATACTTTCCAGACTTCTTCATTAAGTATCAAGATTCAAATGGAAAGAAAAGATCTGTTGTGATAGAAGTGAAACCCAAGAAACAATGCAAGGCTCCTCCAAAGAATCCAAAGAGAAGAACTAAGGCATGGGCACATGCTGTTCAAACATGGGTTATAAATGAAGCAAAGTGGAAAGCAGCAGAACAATACTGTGCTGACAGAAAATATGAATTTAAGATCATGACCGAAGACGATTTAGGTATTTCACATGATCGCAGAAGATATTAGAGAACAGGCTGGCACTGGTAGAAGAACTAGTGCATGGTATGCCAATGCATTGATAAATGCTCTTTCTGAAGTGCAAGATATGGATGCGGATACAATAGACACTGGTGGTATTACTCTGGGATCTCTATTCTTCTTTGATTATAAAGTAAAACATCCAGAAAAATATCCATTCTGGGATATCCAACCATTAGTAGTGGCATTAAGATTTGATGGTGATGGATTCTTAGGATGTAATTTACACTACATTAATCCAGATTATCGTGATGCAGTTGCAGAAAGCTTACTAAATAGCGGTGGCGGGTCTGTAGTACCCAAGAATAGCATACACAAATACCTGTTTTCTGGAATAGGTAGCCTATATAAAGTTCCTGATGATGAAGATTGGGGCAGTATTGCTTTACTCCCTACAGAAAGATTTATTAGCCAATCAGGTAGATCATACCCTAAGAACAGAGCATTTAACTGGAGAAAATAAAAAATGAGTTTCTATCCTGGCGGTTCAGTACTGTTTCCATCTCAAATACCAAATGAGTATAGAAACGATATAAAAACTGGAATTACTGCCACACCTATTACAGGTAGTGGAGTTGGCGATGAGATAAATCCGATTGAGTATGAACAAATACAGAGAATAGATAAGAATTTAGATATACAAAATTACCGTTTGTTTTATGATGCAGAGAATGGTTCAGCACAAGTTCTACCTGTAGATAGAAACGGCCAACTCATTCCAGAGGGAAAACCAATATATGCTAATGGTGTTTGGGATATAAATGAAATGAAATCTTTGGAAGGTCAGGGTCAGGTTGAACCCTTTCTAAATGCAGAAGAAAGAGCAAGGATTGACGCTAGTATTAAAGAGGGTATAAGAAAAAATATTAAAGCTACGAATAATAAAGATAATCCAACTCCAGAATGGTTGAAGAAAAACTCTTTAGATTTTGAGATAACTGAGGGTTATGTTGATAATGCAATAAGTTTTGAAGAGGCTTCATTCTATGGTAATGGTGAGAGTTATTCACATGCAAAGAGTAAGAATGGGATATTCAATATAGATAATGCTAGAAAAAATGTATTATCATCTTATAATCCAGCTAGATTTGCTGAGAACAAAGATTTAGCAAGAGACTTTGGTATCTTTAATAGATTCTTTAATCCTGATTTTGGAACATATCATAATATAAGTGATTACGATGATGATAATGATGTAATGTTTAGAAGGATTGTAAAGTATCCTATGGACATGGCGAGCAATATGGATCATATGTTTATCCAATGTTACGGATACAATCCACCATATGCAGATGCTTTACACCATGAGAATAGAAGAAATACTCAAGGAAAAGATGCAAAGAATAATATTGGATTTGGATTACAAAGATCATCACCATTTAGAAAGAAACTAGGTGCTGGTATAAAACTACCTATGCCTAACAATATGATGGATCCTAACCCAAGAATGTGGGATGATGGAACTATGAACAACGCTTCAGCTACAGCACTTCAACAAACGTCTACAAACCCATTGAGAGCATTTTTTACTTTAGATGGTTTAGGTCTTGGACAGTTCAGAAGGAGATCAGGACAAGCAATAGAGAAGATGCAGAGAGAAACAGGTAGACTGGATATAATGGCAAATATGGTTAGTCAGTTATCTCAAAACATGGGATATGATATTTCTCCAGAAACAGTTTTTTCTAGAACTGTGGGTGTTGTTGCAAATGCAAACACAGAACTATTGTTTACTGGCGTTGGTTTAAGATCATTTGAATTTCAATGGACAATGAGCCCTAGAGATGAATTAGAAGCTGCGAATGTTAGAATGATCATTCGAGCTTTTAAACAATGGTCTGCCCCCAGAAAACTCAAAAAAATGGAAAGTGGATCAGAAGATAATGGTCTTGCTGGAGGCCCTTCATATTTCTTAGGCACACCTAATATTTTCCGACTTAGATATGTGACTAGAGATAAAAAAGACATCATGGGAGTGAATAAATTCAAACCTTGTGCTCTGACAGATATAAGTGTCAACTATACTCCAGAGGGTCAATGGATGGCGTATGATAATGGTATGCCAATTTCATTGACTATGACACTTAGATTTAATGAACTTGAACCTATATACAACACAGACTATTCAGATAAGGTAGCTCAGGGTAGACGATATGATGGAACTGAGGGAGGTTTAGGAGATCTCTTCCCAATCAGTATTATTAAAGAAAACAACCCATACAATTCGGAGATAGGATACTAATGGCTTCATATTTTTCTTATTTTCCAGAAATGGAATATGTTTCTAGAACTACAGATAGAAGTTCTAGTACTGAGACAATTAACGTAAAGAATATATTTAAAAGGCCCAAACTTCGTAATGATTTTGCGAATGTTGCTACTGCATTTAGTGACTACATGATTGTCGGAGATGAAAGACCAGATCAAACAGCAGAAGCAGTATATGGAGATCCTCGTTATGACTGGGTTATTTTAACAACAAACAATATTACTAATTATCATAATCAATGGCCATTAAACTCTGTTGATTTTCAAAAATATATCTTAGAAAAATATGGTAGTGAAGAAGCTCTGGAAGAAATTCATCATTACAATACTGAATTATTCATGGATCAGAACGGAAGATTAATAGTTCCCGAAGGACTTAGAGTGGACTCTAATTTTGATTCTAGATATTTGGATGAAGTTCTCCAAACTGAGATTACAATGGCTGGAGAGACTCTCAACCCAATAACATCAGTAGATAATGTAGGGGTAGCTAGAGATGCCAATGGAGATCAAGTATTGAGTAACAACGTATTTCCAGTAACCAACTATCAATATGAAGTTAATGAAAATGATGCAAAAAGAAGAATAAGAGTGTTAAAAAGTGACTATCTAGACATATATGTAAGCGACATGAGGAGAATTATGAAGTATAAACCATCAACTGATTATCTCAACAGAAGATTGAAAAAAGTATATAATCCAAGACTTAGTGGGTCATAAAAAAAGGGGTCGTAAGACCCCTTTCTTATTGTTTACTCTTCAGCGAGTTTTTGAAAATAACTCAGTGCGTCATCTTCTTCTTCCGTGGTTTCCTCTACAACAGCGACTGGTTCTGGTGTAGGAGTGAGACCTTCACTTAGATCTTCAAGATCCTCAGTGTCTATCTTAGGCGTAACAACTGCCTTTCTAGCTAGAACTGCGTCTAAACGTCCTTTGAGTTCTTCATAACTCTTGAACTGATCAGCAGCAGTGAACTCACTTAGATCATAGATTTTGTCGTAGATCTTTTCTAGTTCAGCATCATCATCTAGAAGTGCTTCTGTCTTACCGAACTCTGAACTATCGTAGTTCCAGAATCCAGCAACTTGTTTGATCTTTAATTTGAAGTTAGCACCTTTCCAAAAATCAAATGGATTGATTGGTTCTTCATCTTCAAACTCAGGTTGCATTGCAGCAGTGATCTTATCAAAGATCTTCTTACCAAACTTGTATAGTTTGACTTGTCCTTCGTTCTCAGGATTTGCAGAGTCTTTTACAATGTAAACATTAGCATAGTAAGATAACTTACGTTTCTGTTTACGAGCAATATCTTTATCAGACTCACGACCACTGTTCCAAAGAGTTCTATTAAGTTCTCCTACAGGGTCATTCTTTCCAATAGTTGTTAAACTATTTTCAATGTACCAACCACCTGGCCCTTGAAATGCATGACTCCATACTTGAGTCCATGGCAATTCAGCATTGGCATGAGCAGGGAGGAATCGTATGACAGCGAATCCGTTACCAGCTTTATCTACAGATGGTTTCCAAAGACGTTCATCAGTATTACTTCCACCTTTTTCGTTGAGTTTCTCAACTTTTTTCATCAATCTCTCTGTTAGAGAGCCTGCTTTAGATTGTTTCTTTAATGCAGCAAATGACATTTAGTATTCTCCGTATTTTTGTATTGTTGGATTGTTTGTATTATAACATGTAATGATATATTAGTCAATCTGGTATGTCTTTTTCTAACTTATCCAGAGTGGTGGCAAGAGTATCAAAAAATGTATTAATATTCTGACCATCTTTTAATCCTAGAAACTTTGCAGATTCTAAGATTTGTTCTTTCATTTCAAGGGCATCAGGATCTTCCTTCTCTAATGACAACCTAAACATAAAGTTTCTTTGTTTTTCGAGAAGTTTTTTCATTTTATTAATGTACAAATATCCCTCCTCTGAGGTAGGATCTTTCATACCTCTGATAGCGATACCTGTCATTATATCTTCTTGTAACTCCTGTATCTCGGCCATTGAGGCACGGACTGCTGGAGCTTTAAAAAATTCACTCATTAATAGACCTAATGTTAATACTATTTATCTTTTTTAGTAACCCACATCGGTAGGTATATCAGGGTAAAAGCACTACCCCAGAAGGCAAGAAAAACGTATAAATGACTACCTCTGTGAGGTGAAAATGCAAACCCTAAGGCTACAACAATTACCCAAACGTAGTCTACTATACCATGAAAAGTCTGCCAACCATCACCGTACTTTTCTATAAGATTATCTCTTTGTTTTGCAGCCCAAGGCGAAACATGTCTCATCATCACAAATCCCTCATTGAGAAACATAATGATAAATCCTATCCAAAAGATCATACTTTATCTCCTAAAAAAGCCCAATGTATCCAAGATGTAGCAATGTACTTTGGATGAGAAATGGGAACATTACCTTGATGTGGGAACAAATAGTTGCATGGGAAAATAAGAACCTTTCCTTTTTCTGGTTTGCAAGCAATGCCATAATTTGGAAATTCTGTTTCTCCTCCCTCATCAACGGTATTAAGATACATTATAACAGCAAACAGCCTAGTTACGCAACCCCCAGCGTATTGATCAAAATGACATTCAAATTTTCCCTTATTCTGAGGATACACTCTGACAGAATAATCATGGAAAACTAAATCTTGAACTGGGCCAGGACAATCATTTATGTATCTACTGTAAGTATCATGAGTTATCTCAGAAATCCACTGAAATATAGGTTCTTTAGGTGTTGGGGTAGCAGCTTTGGCTATTTTAGTTCCATAATCTACACCTTGATCATTACCTTCTCCTACAGAACCATCTATATGTCGATCTTCAACTGCATGAAACCAAGATAACATTTGATCAACCCTTTCATCAGGTATGATATTGTAGGTTTTTATTAAGTCGGTTGTCTTAGTTGGAAATTGACAATGAGTTATCATAGAGGCAACTTAGATCTAGAAGTTCTCTTTAAATAGTTTAGTTCCGTAGCCTCTGCTTTTAATTTATCCTTAAGAGGTTTAGATATTAGTTTGCCTACTGACTCGAACTCAATATTTTTTTCTTCACAATAACTAATTATTGCCTCAATATAATTAAGTTCAGAGTTAAGTACAAGTTGCTCAATGTCACTTGTAAACTTATTCTGACAGAGAAATTTCTCCTTTAGCAGTTCATTAACTTCTTTCTCCATACTCTCCGAGTTTGTGTG